CCGAAGGTCGTCGTGTTGGTAGTTGTGAGAATAGCGCTTGTCTGATTCTCACCGGTCCCGTCGCCAGTCTTAACATCTTGGAGATCATGCTCCAACGCGATTGACCTAGCAGCACCGCGCGTCATCAACTGCACAAGGCTGTAAGGTGTGTCCTCCAACATTTCCATAGAAGCAACCGTGAAAATCTTAGAGTTCTTCTTTGTCAGGGTGACGGCTCCGAACGTCGGATCGTCAGGAGTAGCCGCCGCCGCTTCCGCAAGCTTCTGCACACTGGCGAACGTTAGTTCCTTCGGAACCTTCAACGTGCCCGACTCAGAGATGAATCTCTGGATGTTAGGCAGCGATCCAAACTTCGGCGCGGGAATGAGGGCCGCATCGCTCGTGGTGTTAAGGTCGCGTCCGAAGATTTTGTCGATCTCCGTATGTGCCCTCAACTGCCGACTAACATCGCCTGTGCTGGCAGCGCGGAACCATTCCGCACCCCAATAGTCCGTGTCCTCATTCCGAAACTCACGTTCCCACTCGGGCAACGCCCGATAGAGGGGCGCAGTTGGACTTGCTAGTCGAGCGCCGCCACCATAAGGAAGCTGCATAGCACGAACTTCCTTCTCGGTTGCTTCCTTCAACTTCTCGCCGTCCGCGCCGATGGCGACACGCTTGCGATCAACCTTGCCAACACCGGCCTCTGTTAGTCGCTCCGTCACGGTCTCTTCAACCGTCTCGCGAATAACACTCTTCAGCGCGTCAAGCTCAACAACTACCGTCTCGCCTTTCTCTTCACGTTCAGCAGACTCGGCTTCTTTGGAAAGCCTCGCCTTATTCTCGTTTTCTGTTTCATCCATTTCGTGGAATCCTTCCGAGAGCGTGGTCGACTCGTCGACTAACACTCTCTACCGCAGTCTCTTTGATAAGCGACCGCAAGCTTGCGCCGTTCAATACTATCGGCGGCGCGGGTTCGTTCGTCTTACTCGTCTCAACCGGGATCTCTCGATCCTCTTCTTGTGTTAGGCTATCTTTGAGCCTAACAACTTCCGACGAGCTTACGCCTATGTCGGACTCATGCTCTCGCATGAGCTTAAATGATTCGCGGGACTCTTCCCGTACCGCTTCGACGATAACCTTCGTCATCGCGTCGAACAGATCCCGTTGATTGTTAGGCGCTTGACTGACACCCTCCTCGCCACTCATGCGAGCAGCAAGAACAGTCCAATAAGCTTCCTCGAATGCTGACTCGCTATCGCGTGCGCGGCCCATCAATGCGCCGGGGTCCGCGCCTATCGCGACAATGGAACCTTCCTGCGCGTCCGACTCTTCATAGAAAAGACCCATTCCAGCGGGACCAGGCATTGACCTATCAGCGTAGGCGAAATGATCGACGGGCAAGGATGACCGTTGCACGAACTTTCCGAATACAGGTTGCCACCTAACACTCATCGCGTCAAGTGTTCCTTGCTGCACCATCGAGGCGAAACCTTTGCGAATAGCAAGCAACGGATCTCCCTTCTCGCCTTCAAGATCAAAGCTTCCCGTGACCCTAACAACCTGTTTATCTCCGGCCATCCCCTTAACAGGCTCAACGATCCGGCCTAACGCCGGGATCTCGACCGTAGAGTTATGCCGGAATAACATCGGCATCGAGTCAGGCACGCGCATCCCCTCAATAGAGATGATGTCGCCATCGCTCGCCTCGCCGTTAGTCGCGAGGACCGCAGGAAAGGAACCGAGTCTCCTACCCGCTGCTTCGCGATCGATCGCAAAGCGCGTCCAACTGTCAGGCTGTTTCCGCTCCATGTTAGTTCTCTCCGTCGTTGATGAACACAGGTGTTACAAAGCACCTGCAATTAACAAGGTCTTCGGGGGGCAAGCCCGGATCAAGCGGGGCATCGGCCAAGTTATAGCCGGGGCTACCTAACTCGAACAATTCATCCAATGGCTTAACCTGCCCCTGCGTTTCAGCGTGCGAGTCCCTAACAAAGTTGTCGAGAGATGTGTTCCATTGTTTGCGTTGAATAACATCGGACTGCCGGAAGCTGTCAAGTTGAGCGATCTGCGATGCCTTGCCTACTTCTGTGCGAGCAATAACCCGCGCGCGCTTCCGACTAATGATCGAACCGCTTATGCGCTTCGCCATTTGGTCGATGCTTTCACCCTTGTTAGTTCCAGCAACCAGTGCGCCTGTTATGCGGTTCGCGGTTGTGCGGTCAACGCGCTCGGCCATATCCTTGTGGATCTTCTTCAGCGCCGCACGCTGCGCGTCGAGGAAGGTGAACTCCTTGCCAGGACTAACAATGTTATTCGAGGCTTGCCCATTCTCAAGGTAGATCAACTCACGAAGCTTCTCGATGGTCACGCTATAAAGACGACTGAACTCGCCTTCAATAAACAAACCATCCAAACTAACACGGGCACGCGGCACCGGGTTAGCCGCTCGAAAACGCTCGACTACTACCTCGGCTTGAACTTGAAACACAGCAGCGACGGCACGCATGAACTTGTTAGTGAACTTCCGTTCGTTTGCAATCATACGCTCCCATGTCCGCTCTCTACTGAAAGCGTCTCGCATAGCATCGGTGACGCCTAACACTCCACGACTAACACCGCCCTCGCGTGTGCTTAGCATCTTCTTCGCTGATGCGTTGTCGATGCCGAATGACACTTCAAGGATCTCAACCGCTGCGGTGAAGCCGATCTCATTTAGGTGTACGGCCTTGGCAACCTCGACGATAGAGGCTACCTGCGCGCCGTTGAGAACCTGCGATGCGGTGATGGCCTCAGCCTCATTGAACTTCTCGGTACTGTTAGGTGCCTTCGATGCCTTGGTCACGGCGTTAGTCGTCGTGTTAGCCGTTGATATGTTCCCGCCAGGTGTTATGCCGAGGTCGCCCGCGAACTCATCATCGCCGAACCGATCATCGCCCGTATAAGGAACCTCGTTAAACGATCCAACCGGAAACTCTCCGTGATCGACAGGCTCAAGCTTACGCCTAACACGAATCTCATTGATGACCCTAACCTTCTGCCGCAGATCCATCTCCTCTTGCCTTAGCAAGAACTCTTTATCAGGAGCAAGGAACTCCTCAAATTTATAAAGGATGTTAGGGTCGAACTGAGGTGCTAGTTGTTGCGTCATAGCAGCGGCGACTAACTTCGTCTTTGGCATAACACCATGCTTATCGAATGTGTATTGGTTAGTCTCGGCGGCTGCTCGATTAACATCCTGAACTAACCCGACAATGGAACCGGGAACGCCCATCGCGCTTAACATCTGATCGCGAAGCTGATTGCCCATCTCAACAGTCATTGAGCCGTCAGCCGTTTGGCCTAACTCGTGAGCCGTAAACCCTGGTGGCAGGATCGCGGGAACGCCTTGACTCTGACCTTTACGACGATGATAGGCTTCGCGCCACTTAACACCGAATGCTTTGTGTTCACCAGGCGTCGGCAATACTTCTTCCCTATCACCCTCAAGGACGATACGCGGTGTTGCGTCATTCTTGTATGTCTGCTCGACGTGTGTTATGCGGAAGCGTTCGGCATTGTACTCCACCGCTTGCGGTGATAGTGCGCCTAACGACTGATATATGTCGAGCGGGTCCGGTCTCCAAACCCTAACAACCTCGCGGGTTTCAAGGAACACCTCTTTACCACTTGAACCTGACACAACATACCCGCCTATCACGTCAGCATCCGAAGGGATCGGATGGACTCTGTTAGGCGGCATCGGCCAAAGCTCGCGAGGGATGCCTGCACCATCGTGGACAATTTGATAGTAAGCTTGACCTGTTAGGTTCAGCCACCACGCTGTTAGGCCAAGGATCGCTTGCATCGAGAACACCGGGTTAGGCGACGTGAGGATGACGTTCGATATGTGATCCGCGCCTAACGCCTCATCATCTTCGTCGTCCTTACCTCGGGCATACGCGCCTAACGCTAGGCCGGAGATGCGATCCGCTACTGCGCCTGCGCCGATAGCTACCCACCCTCGCACCTCCCGCAATAGCGCGGACATCTCCGAAGGATGACCCGATGCTCCGCTTAACGTTGCTAGGCGGATCTGGTTATCGTGGAAGGATATCGGCGCATCCTGAAGACGTGCTAGTTCGGCGGCGCGTTCCGCTGCTAGTTCATCGACCAGACCGCTAGGCAAGTAAAGCTCACTCATGTTAGGCCGCCTCCCCCATCAAGTCGGTAGCATCGCCCCACCGACTAGCTTTCGTTGTTAGTTCGTTGAACGCGAGAGAGATAGCGTCCGCATAATCGTCGTGTGCGTGCGAGTCGTCATGTGTTAGGGCTTCAAGTTCGTCAATGCAACCGGAGTTCCATGCGCCACTAACAAACGAAACGTTGCCGCCCTCGCATTGACTAGCAAAGGGCGCGAACGCTTTGAGCTTCGATCCGGTAGGGCGACGCCCCCTAACATCGAAGCCAGCCAACAACTTAACAAAGTGAGCCGTTGCGATCTTACCACTTGACCCTGGCTCCTCTTCGATGCGAACCTTGCACGCTGCCATGTCCATGTTAGCCGTGCTAACTAACACACGATCAAGCTCGTTAGGCGAGTAGCGATCATGGATGATAGGCCCGACAAAGAAATGCCCATTCTTCTCGCTGACCTTCGCGCCCGCAGTCCAATCAGGATCGGTGCCCAACTTAAGCTTCGTCGATGCTAGGTCCCATCCTCGACATTGCCTAACATCGTTAGGCGCAGCATCCACGAAGTCTATCCACTCGCGCTTGAAGAAGCCGCCCGACGCGCGTGCGGCCCAATCGCCATTCAATAGTTGAGCGCGTGTTATGGGATCGAGTAATGCTAGGCTCTTGGCATACTCCTCGGCGTCGAGATAGGGATTGTCTGATAGCTTGGCGGGTATGAACACCCTGTTAGGTGTTAGGTCAGTCATAAAACGCTGCTTAACCCAATCGTGCCCGACACCACCAGGGTTACTACCAGACCTAACACGAAGAGGAATGCGACTAACAGGGTTGTTCGGATCTTTGGGACGGCGCAAACGAGAGAGCAGGTAGCGATAGATGGACTCGGAGAACTGTGTTAGTTCATCGAACGCGATCATCTGATAGGCCGCGCCTTGATAATTGTACTTATCAACCTCGTGTTGAACGTGCCCAAACTCCAGCAGCGCACCGCTCGGGAATGTCCACCTAGCATCCTTCGCACTCCACCTAGCATCGGTGCCTGCGAGCCATTCGTGCGAGCGGGGGATGAGTCCGTCCGACTTGTTAAGCTGCGCGAACGTGCGACGTAAGCACAGAGCCGCATAACCCGGCACATCTACATACTGCAATGCGCCTAACAACTCCCAATCTGTCTTGCCGCCACCTGCCGCTCCGCCATAAAGAACTTCAAGCTGAGGCAACAACAGCCCTGCTAGTTGGCGCGGAGTGGGCTTGTGCGGCGCATAGCCCGCGTCGTGATAGGCGGTCGCTGCGCTTAACACACTATGCTCGACTCGACTACCCATCGGTGTTAGTTACCTCCGCTGTTGATGAAACCTCATCAACGATGCGGAGAGCTTCGCGCATCTCCTCGACTGATTGCCCCCGCCTAACATCAACGGGCGGTGCGTCGGGAGTGCCACCGAGGCCGATGTCTGTCTTGTCGCCATACATAGCGCGATTCATTCGAGCGAGACTCCACTTGACATTATCAGACCAGAGCTTCGTCAGGGCGATGTGATCCTTGTTAGTTATCGTGTCTGACCTAACATCCTGTAACTCATCGAAAACAGAATCCTCAAACAGCCGCCTAGCTTCAGCGTAGTTCTCACGAAACCATGTTAAGTCCTCAGAGGGGATGCCCTGCCCTAACATCCATCGCCTAACAGTCTGGGCGTGGGGGAACTCGTCAATGTCTCGGCACGCTCGTCTGAGGGATACGCCTT